TTTAATACACCTATCATGGCATTAATAGCCCACACCTCGTCAAATTTCTTACTGTGTGTGATCATTTTGTGGTAATCTAATTGGCTATTCCCCATAGCAATAATAGCTATGTTCTTACCTTCTAATTCGGGTATAGGTTCTTTTATCATCCTTGTATTCCTCTAACATTATCATAACGGTATTCATCCCTATTACCGAGGGTTTCAAACATAGCTTTTAAACTATTAAGTGCGTTTGCAAATCTTGCCTCAAACATTTGAATTTCGGGAGGATCAAGCTTTAAAAATGTTGCTGCTTCCACTAAACTTCCATACAACATTGCATCAGGAGCATTGGTTCCTAACCAACTGGTTCCATCTGATGATGCCGTAATGGACTCAGGTCTATAGACATAATGAAGTTCAAATGTAAAATCACTATTTGGCGTAGGAGCTAGAATAAATGTATTATCATCAAATTCTGCGTAATAAATAGGTTCCCCAGTTGTTGCTGCTGCTGGAGTATAGTCTCGTATAAAAGTGACTTGTTTTAGTAATAAATAGTTATAGTTACTGTCTCCGTCTACAACAGCTAAACTCAAGGGAGTTAAATAATCACTTGGTGTAGCCAAATACGTGTTCCCTGAGGAACCACTTCCTGTTACATTTTTACGAAAAACAGGAATTTGTACGTTTTTTAAAATTCTTTCTTCAGCTTCTTTAATAAAGACAGGATAGTTGTTTGTAAATGTAGTTTCCGCACTATCTAGATAGTCTCCTATAGCCGATTTTAATGTTGTATATGTCCAGCTCATGTTGTTGTTATGGTTAGTGTACCTAGTTCCCCTGTCATTTTAAAGGGGTCATTTAAAGTATTAGGGAAAATTGTTCCAATTATATCTGCGGTAGTGTCTGGTCCTTCTGTTGTTACTTTTCCTCTTCCCCTGATTTCAGCTTGATCTGGTCTAGGGTTGTATAAAGCTTCTGCTACTAATACTTGCGGTGTTGGATCTAATTGTGGTTGTTTAGGGTCAAAACACTCAGGGCATGCTTTGTAATTATTCCATTGTTTTCTAAGGTCTAAATAAGGGTATGTGAAACCACATATATCACACATGCCTAAAGCATATTTTCCTTTTGCATACGCCATTAGTTCATCCTTGAAGGGACTAAGTGAAGACTTGTTCTTCCTTGGTCACCAGCTATTGCTCTAGCAAAATCCTCTTCATACATTGGTTTTAAAATAGCTATTCTCTCTGGATTCTTTTTAACTGCTATATAAAAAGCCAGTCCTGAAACCATTGGAGCCATAAAACGACTTGGTACATCAGGATCATTAACAGAAGCACTAATGTCATCTATTCTTTGGATTCTGTTAGAAACAATAATATCTGTAGAATTTTCAGGTGTTGGCCACAAATATAAAACAGGTGTGGTCTGTCTATCTAAAAAATATTCAATGGGTCTGCCTTTAGTTTCTTTAGTTGGAATATTAAGATACTCTTCCCTACCTATACTGGTTAATTGAATATCTGTGACTGTTGAACCTATTGTTCTACGCAAGACTGCATCAAGTATGTCTATATCATAACTGTTTAATGTATAGTTAGCTGTGCCTTCTGTCACTGTAAAATTAACCTGTGCGATAGTCCAAACATTTACACCCCGATTAGCCCAATCAGAAAACATGATATTTAAAGAGCGACGGGCTGTTACTGCGTCATATCCTGTACGCAACTCCAGCCCAGCCAACTCATACGCCTCTTCCATGACGGCTGCCGTATCAAGACTAAATGTTTTAGTGCCTGATGTAGCCATTATTTATGATCCTGGTGCTTCATAGTATTTTAAAAACTCAGCCCAAACAGTATATTCATTACCTGCATCAGAAGTTGAGGGTATAACTAAAAGTACATCCCCTGAATATCCCGAAGCTGCAGTATTTTTCAAACCACCTATATCACTAAAATCAAAGGAATTGTCATAAGCTAATGTTAAAAATGTAACATCTGTTGTGGCATCCCAATCTAATGAAGCAGGTGCATCTGGTGCTCCGCTACATGTGTACCATACTTTATTTAAGGACACATGAGCACAAGACTCTCCTTCTGGGTTAGTGTTAAGAGCAGAAACATCTACTAATGTAGTACTGCTCGCACTTCCGTCTGAATAAATAGAACAGTAGACAATAAGCTTTTTATCACCATCAAACTGATTAGTTGGACCTGTGACTGAATTAGCCATAGTTTACCTCCTATTAACTGTCAGCAAATGGTGTTACTATAGTTCCTGAACCTAGTATTAACCCTTCTACTGCATATTTAGCACTTGCTATTGCCGTTACTCTTATAATACTTCCTGCCAGTCCACCTTTCGTTGAACCATTTTGAGTAATAACATCATTAGATGAACCAGAAATAAAAGTCTTACCAGTTGCATCGTCTTTACCTGTGTAAAGACCACCAACAAACTTATCTGTACCATCAGTTACTATATCCATATCTGTAGCAGCAGTTACCACTATAAAGGTAAACTGAGCACCTAAATTACAAAGTTGACTTGGATCTGTTACATCTGTAGGTTCTGTGACCACAATACTAGGAAGTGTAAAAACACCGTCTGCATCATTACATAAAAGCGGTCTGCCTGCATGCGAAGCCACTGTAATTGTAGTATTAGCAGTTAAGCTCACAGTAGAGTTATATCCTGCGTTAATAAAACCAGCAAGGGATCTTACTGGACCTGAAAAAGTTGATTTAGCCATTCGTTCCTCCTAACTAAAACTATTGTATCATCTTGGAGTGCGTCTGCCGAGTCAGTTGATACAACAAATTATCTCGGGTTAAAAATAAAATAAGGGGAGGAGTAAACCCCTCCCCTAATTTGTTTAGGCTCCTGGAGAACCATAAATACCACGCCAGTCGCTAAAGCCAAAGCTATAACGTTCTCTTGCCTTATATCTAACATTCCCAGACTCAAAATCACCTTCCATACCACTGGAAACAGGGGTACGAACAAAGTGTTTTAGTCCATTAGGAACATCAGTTGTAAGGAACCAAGCGTCACTGTCAGTGAGATAATGATTAACTGAGTATCCGCCTGAGACCATTCCCATATTGCGGAGAGCGTTAATATCATTATCAGCTGTGCTGACACGACCTGGAGTATTAAGTAAACGATCAGCTATAAATTGCAAAGCAGGAGGTATTATTAACTTCTTTGCTTGCGCATTTACCTTAAGAGCTCTTTCGTCTTTAAAACCAGCAATATCAATCATTGCTTGTTCAAGAGAAGTCTCGTTAAGGTCAGCTGCAGTACTTGGCTCATTTGCAAGATCACCAGCAGTTAAGCTTGGGTGATCAGTTGCTAAAAGAGCTTTGCCATCGCCCCCAGCAGTTGCTCCAGCTGTGAATCCGTTATTTAAAACGTTCGCAGCTTTTACTTGCTTAGTTTGATGCATTGAACGTGCCAAAGCACGTGTGTACCTCGCTGATAGCGAATCGTACAGGTTGTCTTCCATTGCTTCTTCTGTTAAAGAGAAAGCCAGTGCAATAGTTTCGTGTGTATAACGTGCCGTGAAAGTTTCTTGGGCATAATCATACACTACTGCTGCACCTTCTCCCTTAACTGGTGCTTCCCCAAAACCAGAGAGCATTACCTCTTCTTCAAACGCACGATCCGAAGATTCTGTGTCAAAGATTTCAGCATGTTCATCTGGATATTGATCATATTCCAGTCCAAAAAGAGCATTAAGACCAGGAGTTAACTCTTTTACGAGTTGAGCTCGGTTAATTGCCATAATTTACTCCTTATTAAACTGCAAATGTACTTGTTGGGAAAGTGAAGAATGCACGAGCATAAGCTGCAATCGAATTACTCGGTGTCAGCTTAAATCCCACGCATAAAGCAATACCAGAGGAAGTTGTTGCTGTTACACCTTCTTTAGAACGTCCAGTATTACTGTCCCCAGCTGTTGTGGAGAGAGTATATTTACTGCCTATAAAGCTTACAGCAGGAGTTCCTGCAGTAAATTGTGCTTCGTAGACAATACCTGGATCATTATAAACAAGGGCTTCAGCATCGGCACTTCCTAAAGTGGCAGTACTGGCTGTCCATACTTTTGAAAAAGTTGGATTACCAGAGCTATCACTGTAATACACGCCATAAAAGACACCGACGGGTGTATCAGACGCTCCTGCTTGTTCAATATAACCACTATTAAGTTTCACTACGTCACCGCTATAGATAGCAGTTCCATAGGCACTCGCGATTCTCATTCTTGCAGGGCGAATAACACCTCCGTACATGTGCCAAGCAGGCGTAAATCCGTCAGGATCGTTTGTATTTGCCATTTACTTCACCTTATGTTAAGTATAGTGTTAATCTTCAAGAGGAAGTCTCCTCATTACTTCTACTTCCAAACGTCGTACGACTTTGTCGTTGAGGTTTATCTATAGGCATAATTGGGTTACTTTCTCTCATTAATTGAGAATCTACCGCTTCCATCGTAGCAGAATTCAAATTTTTGTAATGTGCTTCTCTTTCTGCGACAGTCTCCTCAGGGATCTTGGCTAAAATTAAACCGCCCACTCCAATAACTCCAGCGTGTTTTCCATCCTCAACAGTAGGTGCATCAAAATCTGGATGATCTGATGCTTTTACTGGTTCGAATCCTTCACGAATACGTTTTGACATATTCGATTTGTCATCTTGATTGAGGATACTTTCACGAATCCATCTGTATTTATATCCAGCTGGTGCTTTTGGGGCATCTAAACTGGAAGGGGGTTGCCAAGGTTTTCTGCGAGTTTGAGTTTCTCGGGTCTCGGCAGAACGTGAGTTACGTTCTGGGGTGTCATTCATTTCTTCAGACATTTTATACTCCTATGGTTGAACATGCTTAGCATATTCTTCTAGTGGCACACCTAACTTCTTCGCTATTGCGACTTGGCTGGATGTGAGTTTTATTCTTTTGGGTTTATTAACAGTGGTTGCACCTACGCTACCACCCGCAACGGCTTGAACAGGTTTATTAGCTTGTTCAAACTTATGTGGAAAAGCTTCTTTAATTCTACCGTCTAATTCTTCATAATACTTATCAGAAGTAGGGTCAATACCTTGCTCTTCTACAAGTTGTCTATGAAAAGCAAAAGCTGAAGAAGTCATCGCAACATCATCTCCAAACCACTTATTTCTTGCTGCCCATTCTTGGGCTTTTGGATCAGGTGGGGGAGGAGTTCTTGCTTCTTGTCCTTGTAACTGTAATGCTTCGGTTTCAATTTGTTGTTCTTCCCTTTCTCTTTGTAACCTAGTTAAGCTTTCCGCTTCTACTGATAATTTAGCTAACTCTTCTTGGGCAGCAATTAAATTATCGGTATCATTTTCTTCGTGTGCTTGTTTTAATCTTGCTTTTGCTCTTTCTAGTTGTGTGTCTACTCTTGTATTGTATTCGCTAAATAAATTATTGTCTACTTTAGATAGTTTTGTTTTTGTATCCGTTAATTCGTTTTTTACGCTTTCTGCATATTTCAGTGCTGCCTGTTCACGCCTTTCGGCTTCACGCATTTTATAAGTAAGCTTATCAATACGTTTT